AAGGCATCTTCGACGCCATCGCCCTGGTGCACAACGACATCGCGGCCGTGTCGGCCATGTCCTCCAACGCGTTTCCTGGGGACTCGCTCAAGGCACTGGTTAAGACACGCGAGGGCGGGAAGCTGCCCAAGCTGGTTTGGGCGCTTGATAACGAGCTCAGCGCCAACGCCTACACCCGTCGTTGGGTGCGCGAAGCCCGCGCCCTGGGTTTCGTTTGTGAGTCTGCACAGATCCAGCAACGCGACGGCCGCAAGTCAGACTGGAACGATCTTCATCAGCGCTGGAACTTCATCCAGGACGACGCCAAGCGCGCCGAACAGATCGCTTCTGACCTCAAGCAAGCCCGGCACCAGGGCGCCCTGCTGCTGGCCGAGAGCGCAGCGGAAAAGGCCTTGCTGATGTACGACTGGAACAAGCGCGGGGAATTTCACCTGGGCTTTGCCAACCGCCTGTACTGGTTCAAGTTGGACATGGAGAAATTCAACCGGGCCATGTCCGACATCGAGGACAGCGAGAATCACGACGACCAGTTACTCAACCAGGCACAACAGCGCGAAAAGGCGCTGCAGCAGTCGGGCAGTGTTGTGGAGATTGCCAACTGCTACCCGCAAGCCCTTTATTTCCAACGCAACGAAGTAACGGACGAGTCCTGGTACTACCTGCGCGTGGACTTCCCGCACGATTCCGAAAGCGTGAAAAACACCTTTACCAGTGGCCAGCTGTCGGCCGCGAGCGAATTCAAAAAGCGACTGCTCGGCATGGCGGCAGGTGCGATGTTTACCGGCAGTGGCCAGCAGCTCGATAAGCTCATGAAGGACCAACTGTTCGGCATCAAAACTGTGTCGACCATCGACTACGTGGGCTATAGCAAGGAATACGCCTGCTACGTCTACGGTGACATCGCGATCAAGGACGGCACCACCTACAAGGTCAATAGCGAAGACTATTTCGAGTTCGGCAAGCTGCGTCTGAAAACCCTGCAGAAAGGCGTCCCCATCAAGCTGCAGCGCGAAGCAAAGGGCTTTGATGAAAAGTGGGTGCAGCTGCTGTGGACCTGTTTCGGCGCCCAGGGCTTCGTCGCGCTGGTGTTCTTCTTCGGCTCGCTGTTCTGCGAACAGATCCGCGCCCGTTACCAGTCCTTCCCGTTCCTGGAGGCCACCGGTGAGGCCGGCGCCGGTAAAACCACCCTGCTGAACCTGCTATGGAAGTTACTCGGCCGCGAAGGCTATGAGGGCTTCGACCCCATGAAATCGACCAAGGCCGGACGCTCGCGCCTGATGGGGCAGGTATCTGGCATGCCGGTTGTGTTCCTGGAAGCTGATCGCCACAGCGATGATCGAGCGCACGCTAAAACCTTTGAATGGGACGAGCTGAAAGACTTCTTTGGCGGGGGCACCCTGGCTACGAAGGGCGTCAAGACGGCCGGTAACGAAACGTACGAGCCACCATTCCGGGGAACCATCGCAATCAGCCAGAACGCGGCCGTGGTCGCTCACGAAGCGATCATGACGCGAATTGTGAAACTGCACTTTGTACGCCCGACGGTCACACCGCAGAGCCGCGCCGCAGCTGATCAATTGAATGCTCTGGATGGGGGCACCCTGAGCCACTTCCTGTTGCGGGCAGTGGGCAAAGAGTCCGCGGTGCTTGAGTTGTTCGCCCAGCGTATGCCCGAACACGAAGCCAAGCTGCGCCGGTTGCACACCCACTGTTTTGCCTGCGGCACCGTCTATGCCAGCGACCAGGGCAACTGCAGCAGTTGCGGATATGACTTGCGCGGTTACCTCCGTGTCGAGCGCATCAGCAAGAACCACGCGCAGTTGCTCTCGCTGCTGGATTGCCTGCGCCTGGTGCTGAAATTGAGCGATCCCCAGGTTGCTGCCACCCAGCGTCAGATCGTGCGGATGGCCATCGAGCGTCAGGCCTCCATCAGTTCCGACCATTCGGCCGTAGCCGAGTTTTGGGAGGTCTATGACTACCTCGAATCGTTGAGCGAAGACCCGGTGGTCGACCACAGCAGCGACCCCACTGTGATTGCTATCAACCTCAACGAATTCTGCGAGCGCGCCGCTGAACACAAACAGAAGTTAGCCGACGTGGCCACGTTGCGCGATCTGCTCAAAGAGTCCCGTTCCCGCAAGTTTCTGGACAGCAACAAGGCGGTGCACAGCGCTGTACGCGCTGCCTTCAACACCCGAAACCCATGTTCACAACCCCGGCCGACGACAGTTAAGTGCTGGACATTCAAGGCGTAAAGGAGAGCAAGACCGATGCAAATCCAAGTGTTTATGGGCAGTGCCGGCGACGGCAAAACCAGCAAGCTTCAGTCAGTTCAGGACCGTTTGGACTTCACGGGAGAAAGCGCGCCGATCATCCAGGCCGGGGCATATGGAGAGGATGGTTTGCTGGAGATTTTGGAAGTGCGCGCAGCCGGTGGCCAACGCGAAATCCTGGTGGAAGACTGCAGCCGGCAACAGATTTTGAGGGTGCTGGAATGGCAATCATGCAGTGAACATGAACCGAAGTTTGATGCCCTGGTGATCCACCTGGCCCGCAAGGACTGATATTTAAAAAATAGTGCCGAGGAGTTGCAGCTCCTCGACACCCGACCGCAACAGAGGGCTATACCATGCAAGCACAGAACCTAAGCAGCAGCGCCGCGAAGGCTACCACACCGGCGCGGCACCTGGTGGCCACCGCGATTATCGGCGCGGCCGTCATTGGCTACTTGGTGCACAAAACCCCTGAATCACGCACTCGCCTCGAAAGCCTCAGTCAGATGGCCAGCACCCTGGGCGAACTGAGCGAAACGGATGCGGCTGTCGTCGCCCAACTGCTCGCCAACACCGCATACCGGGGGACGGCGCGCCATGCCTAAGCAATCCCATGCAAGTCGCCCACGACGCTTTCCCTGGAACATCGACTACACCAGCGTTTGCGACGTATGCGGTCGGTGGCGCGCCCAGAGGAACCACCAGCAATGCAGCCGGCAACGCCAACGGCTGAATGCCCATCTACGCAACCCCAAGCCCAAGACATAAGCCGCGTCCACCAGAAGATGCGCTTCCAGATACTTGGCCCGGAAACGGGCCTTTTTGTTTCCGATCGTCAGACTGTCGCTATACGAGCACAACGTTAGGGGTTTACATGAGTGGGGTCGAAGCTCGCGGAAAATCCGTGAGAATCTATTTTCAATACAACGGGGAAAAATGCCGGGAAGCAATCCCGGGTGGCAACACGCCTGCCATCGTGGCCCAAGGAAAGCGCCTGGTCGAAATCATCGAATACGAGATTCAAGCCGGTACGTTCGATTACGCGCGGCACTTCCCCAACTCGGCCAAGCTGGTCGAAAACACCTTCGGGCACTATTTAGACCTATGGTTAAAGATCAAAGCCAACAGCGTGGCGGCGTCGAGCTATCGGGGCTACGCCAACAAGGCGGAGGTTCACGTGCGGCCGCGCTGGGGCAAAGTACAGATCAACACCATCGATCACTTGGACCTGCAGGACTGGATACAGGGAACGCTGTCTAAGACGCTCAAAAACAAAACCATCCGCGACATCATCAGCAATGTACGCCAGGTGTTCAGGCTATATCGCACCAGGATGAAAGTGGCGCACGACCCGACCGAGGGTTTGATGGTGCGGCTGCCAGATCCCGAGGCTCCGGACCCCTTCACCCGGGCGGAAATCAAACAGATCCTTGAAACACATACCACCCGCACACAGGAACTATTAATGGTTCAGTTCATGATATGGGCCGGCCCCCGGGTTTCCGAGACTATCGCCTTGGCTTGGGAGGATGTCGACCTGGAGCAAGGAACCGTGACATTCCGCAGGTCCAAGGTGCGCGGAGCTTACAGGGTGACGAAAACCCGGCGATCGACGCGCAAGGTTCGTTTGCTCGCCCCAGCGTGGGATGCGCTGAAGAAAATCCACGCACTCAATCGGAAAAGGAAGGCCGAAACTGTTGATATTGTAGAGCGGGACAACAAGACGGTACGGCAGCACAAGTTGCACTTTGTCTTCTTGAACACGAAAAGCGGCTTACCGCACGTCAGCGACTTCGTGATCAGGGATAGGTTTTTCAAGGCTCACTTACTCGCGGCCGGGGTTCGCTATCGTGGGCCAGGCCAGTGCAGGCACACGTACGCCAGTCAGTTGCTGACCACAGGGGTAACGTCGATAGATTGGATAGCCGAACAGATGGGACATACAAACGGAAACATGATCCGGCAACATTACGGAACATGGATAAATGAGGACGGGCCGGACGTTGTGGGAATGCTGCAGTTAGCGCTAAATTTATAGGGGGATAGTTATTACTCTTAATGATCAGCTTTCCAGTAAATTAGCCGACAACTTTGTCAGAATCCAGTCTAAAAAGAGATTAGGCATCAACTAGCCCTCTGCCAAAATCGTCGAAATTCAAATCAGACCAGAGTGATAAATATCGCAGGGCTGATTCTGCGAAAACAGCCCTGCGAATAGAACTAGAAGCCAAAAAAAAGCTTTACGTTATACAATTAAGAATTACTGGAAAATCTTTTGCAGATAAAACCATAAATCTTTCAAACGCACTCGCACTAGCTATTTCCTTGACTCCCCTAAATGCTTTTATTGACCAAGCGACAAGCTCTACAAAGTCGTGACCACGTATGAAGGTCTTAGGATCACCCTCAAGAGTTAAATACCACTTTTCAACATTCTCCAAAAACCGATCTATGTCGGCATTAAATTTATTTTTGTTGGCAAGGCGTTTTACGTACTCTTTATCATCGAACGATATTGCATCCCCGCGTATTGTTAAGAAGCGATCTACTTCTATCCATTCGACATTTAAATTCATTTCTGAGTCAGCCAAGCGAAACGAATATAACCTTTTCAAAGTTTCTACGAATGAATTGTGAAATAATTCAAAATCCCCTATCTTGGCGCGACCCGCTATCTTAATCACTCTTTCAGTGCTTTCAAAAAAGTACAATTCTATTGAGCAGCAATCTAACCAAGATAAGCGCGGGGTGTTTTCGATCCTATTGAACCACTGATCCAAATCGCGATCTACTACACACCTATATTTCAAATCTCCGACTAAACCTGAAAGCTCCCGAGCGAGAGCCATAACGCGCTGTTTATTTCCCGAGGTAAACCCGTATTTTTCCAATATATCAGCGCCAACATCGACTGTATCGATTGAATATACTACTCTGTCAGTTCGGCCAATACTCTTCAAACACTCAGCAAATATCTCCTGATCGAATACGCCCTCTACATAAATGTCATCAAGTTCTGGCTCATACGTATATCGAGCATGTAGTTCCTGAACGGTGCGCCGAGGGAAGTCAGTCATTTTTATTCACCAGACGGACTACTCTTTGCCTATGCTGAGCCAGCAGTTCCATTGAGTGAGAAGCGAAAATAAACTGAATTTCCGAACCTTGCGTTATATCTAGAAGCGACCTAATCAACTGCCGTTGCCATTTAACATTCAATGATATCTCGGGCTCATCGATGATAAATACGCATGGTTTATCTCGCCCTGTTAAGACGTAGCAAAAAAGCAGCAGGAGTTGCTGTTCACCAGACGATAGATTCCCCCAGTCCAGTGGAAAGCCTTTTGCATTCTGAACACTAAACCCTTGACTTACTTTGTATGATATTTTTTTATCCGAAAGGAAGCCATTAACAGTTCCTACAAATTTATCTACGAGCTCATAAATTAAATCCAGCGCTGCTAGTCGACCGTTGAGGCTGTCAATATAAGGTTTTAATAGACCAGCAGCCAAAGTACTTTTCGGCTTGGATTTTGTGTTAAGAGACTTTTTGAACTCAGCGACACTCAAAGGCGTAGATAATTCGTACTTTGCAAATTCTGCAGTTTTAGCTTCTATAGTTGACAACTGCCTCTGCAGGTCATTGATATCTATTATTTCACCAACGGCCTTACGAGAGGAAACCAAATGTTTCAGAACTTGAGAGTAGGCCTGATGTACATTCTCAGATCCCCGATTTGCACTATGCACAGCCTTTCTGGAAATCCATCGTGCTGCAGAGTTTATCGCTTGAGACAACGCTATTTCGCGTGACCTTACTACCAACTCATTGATACGCTTTGGCTCCTCAAAACGCATCACACGCCGAAGCTCCATCTCATCACTTGGATCTGAAACTGAGTCGCTGTCGAGCCTACGATCAGCATTTAGAATGAACGTTGTTGGTGTGAGCGCAGCCAGCGCATCGATGTAAACTTCCTCGCCATACTTATCGCTGTCAACCGGAAATGAGGGTTCCTCTTTACCAATCGTATAAATTTTTTCTCCACGCTCATCCCAAGCTAGCTTATATGCTGTCTCTCGCAAAGAGCCCGGCAACCAGTCCCACAAAGCAATTAAACGTTGATCTTTCTTTATATATAACGAAATCTTTTTTGCTTTCCCTTGCGCCTCTTGGTCCGTCGCTAAATGCCTAGTTGCGCCGAGAAGAACGCCATTGTGTAAATCCACCTCTAATGTATGAAAGTAAGTATCAAACAGTGCATTCCTGTGGCCTCTATTTGTGGCCGCAGATAATAAGTGAAATGCAAGTCTTAGAATTGTACTTTTCCCAAAGCCATTATCACCATATAAAATAGCTGCATTTGATAGAATGCCTTCCTCTGGCAAGTTATACGCATACATTCCAAAAAGGCCTTGAATTCTTATGGCTGAAATCAACGGTTCCTGCATACGAACGCTCCCTTAATTAACAATTGACACTTTACTATGCTTTTTGGTGCTTATCGCTGACAGTCTAGATGTACCGACTGCATGAGTACAATCGTTAATAAGAGAAAAACAAACTAAAATTTCTCCTGCACATTCCTTCCAGAAACACCGCAAATCGATATCTTCGTCTCGTCTAGCCAAAGCTCCCGCTTTTAGCCGACTACGTCTGTCGAAGCCGACTTCTGCATTTCGATCATAGGCAAGAAAGGTCGCCGCGTCGGTCGCGTTTGGCATATGAGCGAATCACACATCTGTCCCAGATCTGTCCCATATGGCCATTTTTTAGACACCAAAAACCACAAACCCCCGACTTTCTCTAGGAAAATCAGGGGTTTGCGTTTACTTAATGTGGCGGTGAAGGAGAGATTCGAACTCTCGATACAATTTCTT